CCATTCCGAATTTTCCTTCATGTCGTCCGTGATGATTCCTAAGTCTTTCAGGATCTGCGGAACTTCGGTCAAATTGACGTATATTTCCGATCTCATTCCACCGGCCCAGCCGTCAACCTTTTCTTTGTCGGTCGTGATAACAAGTTCGCCGTCTTCGTTTGCGCCCATTCTTACCGGATCCGGGAACGGAAGATCGTCAACGTGTACTTCCTGGAATTCTTCCGAAGAAATCGAAAGATCCGCGTCAGGTGCCGCCGCGTCGTTATCCGGCATATACTGGATCACGCCGCTTTTCAATCGAAGTCCGGCAATCATTTTCCAGACAAGCCCGACCACATCGGCGATTCCGGTTTCTTTATTTCCGTTATGGAACCAGTTCGCCGGGCCGGTGCCGGTCAGCGTTCTTCCACAATTCGGAATACCGATTCCGACTTCCGTTTCGTCATTGTGATACTTGCCGAAGCTTGTATTTCCGTGAATATCCGGAATTGTATGTTCGCGAATATACTTCCATTCCGCCCAGGTCAGCAAGTGCCAGCCGCGGCCTTTTCTCTTACATGCGGCGATTGCTTCGTCGAAGTTAATTCTTACGGCCGGATCAACCGCCGGCAACGAATACGCGCGTCCGTTTCTGATACAATTAACAAACTGGCTTAAATAAATGGAATCATATTCCACACCGCGGACGAAGAACATTCGATCCGCTTCTTCCGGTGTCTTCGCCGTGTTCTCAACTTTAAGCATGATCGAAGGGATTCCCATGTCGTCATACTTCAAAACAATAGATTCTTTCGTGTTACTCATTCGCTTATTTCCTCTCTTTCTTTGTCAAACAATCCCATCTTCGCGCCCAGATTTACGCAACCAAAAATAATGGTCGCCAGGTCTTTTCCGGAACACCCTACAAGTTCGAATTTCAGATTTGAAACGCCGTCCGGTTCTTCCTGAATATTACAGAAGAAACCTTTGTCAACGGTGACGCTGGATCCGTCCGTGTAGTTAATCACGAAGTCTTTGACTTCTTTTTCCTGATTCTCCATGTGCTTATTTCCTTTCTATGTTTTTATTTGCCGCACATTTGCGGCGTTTTAATTCATTAACAAGTTCCTTCGTGCTTGTTGCTTCGATTGCTTTCCGGCGTTCCTGGTATTCTTTTTGGATAACCGGTCTTTTCTGTCTGCCGCGAAAATCTTCCAGCCCCAGGTCGAACAAATCAAACGCGGCGATATTTCTAACCGTGTATTTGTCAACGATAACCCACCACATATTATTGATATTGTGGTAAATGCGGCCCCGGTAAAGGTAGCCGTTCCAGTGGCGGAAATACTTAATATCTCCATTCCGAAGGACTTTCTTGTCACGGTCAAGCCCGTTATATGACGGCTGTTCTTCTCCGTCTGTGTCTGTAAGATTAAAATTCATGTCCTTTTGCTCATGGTGCCATTCTTCCACATAACGGGATTTGATCCATTCTTCCGCCAGTTTCGGATTTAACCGGGATCGATCCGGCGCCAGATCTTCAAGCTGGTTCATGATACGAACAATTTTATTCATATACTTTATGTATTGAAGCCGTATCAAATAGGGCATTTTCTGAAATTTTTCAAAATCGTACCGGACGCCGTTTGGATTTTCAAAATTCACATTCTGGAAGAATTCAATCCTGAATCCTCCAGGGTAACGTTCCGCGTAAAATTCCAGATCTCCACGTCGTCCTACAAAGTGGCTTTTTCGAATAATTTTAGGGACGTTTTTATCCTTTTCGATTTCGAAGCCTTCGTTTCTCAACATATTAAACACGCGATGTAAAAGCGCGTAATGATGAAAGTGTTGCTTGTGCCAGTCCGGCCCATTGCATTCTGTGTTGTTGATAAATGAAAGGGACGTGTCATAAATGCTGTAATAATCCTTATTCAATTTTCTTTACCTCTTTTCGCTTATTTCCAACATCAGCCGCCGATTGCAGTCGGTTGTTCTGGCTATATGTCGAAGTGCTGGCGGCCTATCTGGCCGCCGTTGCGGTCTGTTTCTCTTGCAGATCCAGGCCGATAATAATTCCCTGGATAAGATTTTTCTTTTCCGGTGGAAGTGACATAATCACGCGGATAAAAGATTTGTCTTCGTCGCGTACTGTTGTAATGTTCTTTTCGTTTGCCATAAGTACGGCCCCCTTTCTGTTGTTTTTTAGTTCGTCAACCGTTTCTGTTTGGTTGATAAGCCAAGTATATATGTTTTATTTTGGTTTGTCAACCATTTTTACAAAAAATATAAAAATGTTTTGGTTGACGAACCAAAGAAATAATGATATTATGTGTTCATAAAACGAAAGGGGGTGACGTGATGAATGAAAGAATCCGTTGCTTACGCGAAGAAATAGGTCTTTCGCGCGCGGCTTTCGGTCAAAGAATAGGTGTAAGCGGCGACGTAATAAATAATTTAGAACGTGGTCGTGTAGAGATAAAAGAACCTATGATAAAACTTATCTGTTCCGAGTTTTCCATAAATGAAGAATGGTTAAGAACCGGATCCGGAGAAATGAAAGTAAAAAGCCCTTCTGATACTATGGATCAGTTAAAAAAGGAATTTAATCTTGACGATTTCAGTTATAATCTGGTTTACCAGTATTTGAAATTAGACGCCGATCAGCGTCAGACGGTTAGAGATTTCTTTTATAATGTGGTTGAATCAGGAAGTACGGACGAAGACTTGTTCGGTGATGTACCGAAAACGCCGGAAGAACTGGAAAAGGAATTTCCGCCGGTCGAAGAAAAACCGGTTCGGAATAAAGAAACGGGCTAGGCGTTTAAAACGCCCGGCCTTGCCTATAAGGCTACCAGATCAACAAGTATATCTTCGTCCTTCCATTAAATTTCAAATTATAATACATTGTTTTGCAATTTGCGTAATAGACCGCGTAAACGCGACGGCTTTTGTATTCTATGTATTTAATTATCATTAGCACCACCCCTTTTCCAGAAAAAGGCCGGGCTAAACTATTATAAATTTAATGGTCGGCAAGGTATACTGGTAATTTTTGGAAGGTGATATTGTGGTTTTGAAAATAATAATCGGTGCCGTTGTCGTCTTCCTGGCCGTGTGGGCCTGGAAGATCCGAATATATTTGAAATGGCAAAAGAAGGCGAAGGCGAATGTTGCGCCTTTCTATCGTTTCCCGGAAAGAATTCACCAGTTACCAGCCCAGAAAGAAAAGCTTCGTCAGGCAAAAGAAGAAAGCTTCATAGTTCACTTCCAGGACGAGGAAAAAGGGCTTGCAAGGATAAAAGCAGAATCAGATCCGGAAGAAGTCTGGTGTAATCTGGGAATGTGCCAGTGTGCAACATACAAGGCGGATCACCGTCCTTGTAAACATATATATAAAATTGCCCTGATGAAAGGGCTTATATAGAAAGGAATAGGACTATGAAAAAGAAAGTGGTGATTTTTATGTCGATTCTGTCAATTTTTGCTGGTCTGACCGGTTGCGGCAAATCAAAAGAACCGGTCGAAAGTAATAAGGAAAGTGAAGCTGTCAGCGAATCCGTTGTTCAGGAATCCGAGCAGACGGAAGAAGCAACCGAAGCGGCTCCGGAAGTTGAACACCGTACCGGCGATACAATCGTCGGCGTTAGCGACAAAGACATTTCAGAACTTGATCCGGTATTTTGGAAAAGCGTTGTTAATGATGTAACCGGAAAATGGCGTTACGCTACTATATCGAATGATGTAAATATTCAAGATTATGTTTTGTCATATTACAAAGAATATTTCAAATCCGACGACGAAGTTCACGCTATTATAAATTTTGCCAACAACACAACAACACGGATCAACAGTGGCGGCGATCGTCTTCTTGTTACGGTTCTTGACTATGTAGACGGTGAAGAACACGACGCAAAGAAAATGTTCGGCGGAACTCCGTTAGAATCTTATTGTGTTTACCTGGATAACGGGGATATTGAAATAACGGAATAAGTGTATTTAACAATAAAATAAAAAAACAGCCGGTCAACGACTGCAATCATCGACCGGCTTTAATACCAGGCAACCGAAAAACGGCCTTCTGATATTGGAAATAAGCACCCTATATTATAGCAAAGAAGGCCGAAAAAATCAATCGGCTTTCTTTTTTATACCCTTTTCGGTGCCTGGGGAAAGGGGCTATTTATGGCATACGCCAAAGTGAAAAAACACCTGAAAATCTGGACGAAGAAAAAGGCGGCTTTATATGTCCGTGTTTCCACCAGATACCAGGTCGATAAAGACAGTCTTCCGTTCCAGCGGAAGAAATTAAAAGAATATTGTAAATTTCTAGGGCTTGAAGATTATGTGATTTTTGAAGACGACGGATATTCAGCAAAGAACACGGAACGTCCGCACTTTCAAGAAATGATGTCACGCGTCAGATCTGGCGAATTTTCACACCTGATCGTGTGGAAGGTGGATCGTGTTTCCCGAAATCTTCTGGACTTCGCGGCAATGTACCAGGAATTAAAAGATCACAAGGTCACGTTTATTTCGATGAACGAACAGTTCGACACTTCAACCGCGATCGGTGAAGCTATGCTTAAAATCATTCTGATTTTTGCGGAACTTGAAAGAAACATGACGTCCGAACGTGTAACCGGAATCATGCTGGATCGTGCCGAACAAGGATTGTGGAACGGCGCACGTATGCCGGTTGGTTATCGTTGGAACAACGAAACAAAGTTCCCTGAACCGGATCCGGAAGAAGTGAAGATCGTTCAACTTATCTTTGACAAATACGAAGAATGGAAATCCAGCATAAAAATAGCGCGATACCTGAATAACAACAATTTCAAGTCAAAGCGCGGCGGCCAGTGGACTTCGAAGCTTATCCACGATATTATTCGGAATCCGTTCTATATCGGAACATACCGCTATAATCTGCGTGAATCCGGGCGCGGCCCATTGAAGCCGGAAAGTGAATGGATCGTCCGTGAAAACAATCACCCGGCGATCATTGACAAGGCGCAATTTGACCGGTGCAATAAGATCATGGATCAGAACGGATCCAGCCGCGACACGTCCGATCTACGCGCCAGGAAGTACGTTCACACATTTTCCGGACACCTGGTTTGTGGCAAGTGCGGCGCTAATATGATCGCGTCGAAGGATCGCGCCAGAGCGAACGGCTGGCGGCCGTCAATGTATCGTTGCGCCCAGCGTTCCCGAATGTTGGACTGCGACAATTCCAGGACGATAAACGAATCTTATATCGGGCCTTTTATATTTAATTATATCGCGAACCTTGCCAGGGTTCAGAAGAATTTTAAGAATATAACCACGGTTGAAAAGCTGGAAAGGGAACTTCTGAAAGGCGAAACGTTCGACGGTGTGGCCGGAATACTTCCGGAAGGCTTGAATTTGACCTTCCAGGCGCTTTCTTTTCGTCAGGTAGGGAATGGAACCTATATTCCGGATATTGACTTCCTGGGCGATTCTGACGGCGCCAGCGACCACAATCAGATCGAATTGTTGAAGTCCGAAATCGAGAAGTCAAAAAATGCTGTCACCAGATTAACGGACGTTTATCTGTTCGATCCGGATTCCATGACGAAGGAAGAATTCGCCACGAAGAAAAAGGAACTGGCGAAGAAAATCGAAGGCATGGAACGCCAGCTTGCGGATCTTCTGGACGATTCCGGAAACGATGATCTGGCCGACATGTCATTTATCAAGAAGGCTTCCGCGTTCCTGGTGGCTCAAAGGATCGTTTCAAAATCCTTCGTCGATTATGTCGGCATGGCCCAGGAATTAGACAACGAAATCCTGAAAGACTTTATCGACCAGATTGTCGATCAGATCGTCGTCCTGGACGGCCGCGTCCAGTCAATCACGTTCATAAACGGATTAAAGCACGAATTCCGGTACGCAACGCCGGCGGAATTGCCAGTGTGTCAGAAATGCGGCGGACATATCGGTTCAACGTGCGGCTGTCGGACAAGGACGTTCGATTTCTCCGGTAAGCGTTACCAGCGAATAAAAGTCGGTGATCCGCGCGACATGCTCCACGGGAAGAAGAATCCGGTTTGTCCGGAATGTTTCGCCCAGGAAGGACGCTGGCACCATTGGAATTGTAAAGTCGAAACGTGTCCGATCTGCGGCGGACGCCTGGCGGAATGTGAACACGGGCCGAATGGCAAGAATTAACACAAGGGGCGTTCTGCCCCTTGCTTTTGTTTTATTAACAATTCCCATTTACTACCGGTTTGACGATCTCATAATCAACGAATGTCTTCGCCATGATTTCGGCCAGATCCTTGTCTATTCCCTGGCTGATTAAGTTTTCCTTGTATGCTTTCTTTGCTTTCTTCTCTGCTACTGTCATTTTTTATTTCCGCCTTTCCTTAACTTCTGATTATATTATACACTCTAAAGTGTAATGTGTCAAGCATTTATATATATTTTATTTACAAATTTCACTTCAAAGTGAAAAAGCCGCCATTTCTGGCGACTTTGTTATTTGAAATATCCACGTTCAACCTTTGATTTCAGAAATTCGTTTATTTGCGACGTTTTGTAACCGGAAGAAATACGTTCTTCGCAATATGCCATAATGTCACGGGCGGCCTTTTTATAAGTTGTCCGGATCTGATCTTCTGTCGCGTACTCGTCCCGAATGTATCTTGTCATAAAAAGCACAATGTCTGTATGGCAATAAGGACAAGTTGAGTATGGCTTGACCTTTGTTATATCGTCGTGGCCGAACGGGCCGATCTCGTATTTTGATACATCTATCGACATTTTTCCAGTTCTGTTTGTGTAAATGACGGAAACTTTCCAGCCGAAAACGATTTCTTCATCGTCCGAAGTTTCGAATTCTTCAACAACGCAATTATGTATTTCTGCGTATAATTCCGCCTTTCTTTTATCTCGGAACACGCCCAAAATCGAAGCGTCGTAAGGATCTCCTGGAACAACAATATAAACCTTTATAGTTTCATAATTCGATGGATTTTTATAAACACCTGGAATATATTTGTTTTCTTTATTTACCATATCTTCGGCCACACTTCCCCGGCAATCGGAACGCCTTCGGTGTGCCTTTCGATGTAAGCTTCACGATTGCGCGCTTCTATGTTTCCAGCGGAAGTATAGTTGAAATCAGCGTCGAATTCAGTTCCGCAAGTGATACATTCCCAGGAAGCCGTTGTGTCTGGCCCTTGATAGAATCCGGCTGATCGAAGGGCCGCGCCTTTTCTTTTCAAGATCACCATTCCGCCGCATAGTGGACATTTCTTTTTGTCATATAATGCCGACATTATTCTTCACCTTCTTTTTCTAAATAGCGAACGTATTTTTTCGCATACACTTTTCTTTTTTGGGACGCATATTTCGTTGACAATAGTTTGAATTTCTTCGTAATTGTAACCGGCGGCGGAAAGTCTGTTCTTTCGGTCTGCGCCATTTCCCCAGGATCCGGATATAACTTCATGCGCTATTTGTAAATTTTTATTTTTTGCGACGCGGATTTCAAAATCCGGTGGTAAAATAATTCTTTCTTTCGCTCGTTTCTTTTGAACCTTTTTGTACCTTCTGGAAGTCTTCAAAATTTCACATTCAAGTTCCGGATCCCACCATCTATTATCCGGGCGGAACTCACATTCATTACATGGCCATTTGTCGGATCCGTTTTTCATTCCAGGACAACCGCGACATTCGATTATCATTCCACTTGAATTCATTTCTGGTTGAATAAGAAAGTTAATAATCACCGCGACAACAAATAAAACAAATAAGGCAATCGGGGCGCCAACGATAACGCCGGCAATAATTAAAATTGTTTTTATCATAGCCCCACCGCCTTAATATCTGGATATTTCCCAGCGTTCGGAAGTATAACGATTTATGAAATCGTTTATGTTCTTCACATATTCTTTCAAGATCTCTTTTGATTCTTCGATTGCGCCAGGAAGCGATTCGGCTTTCAACTTTTGGGCGTCAATTTGAAACTGGGCGCATGATAGGAACCAGCCGTCCAGGTGAATAATTTTGTGGATTGTGACCTTGATTCCGTTTAATGTCGTGTAGAATATTGTTCCGGTTTCAACCGGTTTTCCATAGTCTGAATTACTGATAAATTTCATGTTTTCCTTTCCGGGAAAAGCCTTGAATTTATAAGAAGATTACAATGTCTTTTTTACTCACACGATAGGACAACCAAAGGTTGTAACACAGAACGTCAGCGGACGACCAAGTTCTTCGGATTCACGCTGTACATATGCCTTTGCCTTTTCGATGAAATAATAC